ATCGGAGAATTCTTCGGAGTGAAGTTCGTCTCCACAACCGCCATCCCTATCCTTAAAAATACTACCAATAACGATATCTACCTAACTATTGTGCTTGGAGACAATGCTTACGGAGTAGTAGATATAGACGGAAATACCCTGCAAACCGTATACACAAACATGGACAAACTCGGAAGAGTTAAGACGGTGGGCTGGAGAGCATTCTACGCTGTGAAGAGGCTTTACGAGCCCGCTGTTGTTCGGATTGAAAGCAACTAAGGAGGCTGGCAATGAAGGTGCTTGTGAAGGAGAAAGTAAGGATTTGGGTAAACGGTGAGGAATTCAGCTTTGAAAGTGGAGTTCAGGATGTGGACGATGACAAGGCAAGGATTCTGATCGAAGCAGGCTACGCTGAGAAGGTTGATGAGCCTGAAAAGTCTAAGAAAGGGAAGGCTGAGCAGTGATAACCCCAGACGAGCTCAGAGAGTTTTTAAACGACAACGAGATGCCTGATGCAATTTTGCAAAATTGCATTGAGCTTGCGATAAACAGGGCTAAAAGATTGCTTGGGGTGGAAAACTTGCCTAACACTCCAGAGGTAAAGAAGGCTTTAATTCTGCTTGCGGCGAGCGAGCTTGCCTCAAGTGTGAACCTCTACTGGAGGCGGGCGGAAGACTATCAGACTATGAATGTTAAGAACCTCATAGCTGAAGCCGAACGCCTGCTCAAGCTATCCCCGAAGGGAGGAGCCTTCGTATGGGCGTAGAAGTGACCGGAACAGAAGAGCTAAAAAGGTTTTTTGATGAATTGCCGGGTAAGATCATGCAAGCCTGTAAGCTTGCCCTCACAAGGGGAGCCGAAAAGATTCAGGCGGATCTTTCAACGATTTTCAAAACGGAAGGTAGGTCTCATGGTGTGGATTGGAAAGAGCTAAACCCCCGTTATCTTGCCTATAAGGTCAAGAAAGGCTTTTCCGAAAAGAAGCTACACCGAACAACCACCCTTGCCCAAAGCTTTACTTATAAAGTTCAAGACTGGAAAGCAATAATCGGAACACCCGTCCCTTACGCCCCTTACCATGAAACAGGCACAAAGCGTGGCATCCCTCCACGCCCCTTTATGCAGCCCGTCGTGGAAAAATTTTTGCAGGAAAATCACTTTACCAAAATCTTCCAAAGGAGCCTAAAAGAGGTGCTGTAGGATGCTTACCGAGCTTGACGCTCAGATTGGAAACGCCCTGCAATCGCTCGGGCTACCAGTGCTCTCTAAGGTGGATAAGCCAACCGAGCTTTTTATCAAGCCTAAAACCACGCCATGCGTGTGGTATATCGTAGAGAAAGCGAAGTTTGAACCCGTTTCTGCCTTTGCCTTTTCCGTTGACTTTGAAGTGTCCGTTTTCCTTTTCTACAGGAGCCTACGAGAAAAAGGGCAAGGGGCTTATGAACTTTTAGAAAAAATTCTTAGCACCCTAAGCCTTAAGACCCAGTTTAACCTTGTCCCTCAAGGGATAGAGCTTTACTACCACGAGAGCGGAGAGTTTGCCTTTCTACTGAGCTTTAAAGGAAACGCCAGGTTTGTCGTCCCGCAGGAAGAAGAACCATTAACTAAACGCATAACCGTATATTATGTCACCCCGAGCGCAAGCGAGGGGTCAAAAGAAGAACTTGTGTCGGAGGTGTTTAAATGAGGTATAAAGTAAAACTAACCTACCCGACGATCCTCATGATCGGGCAAGAAGAGTATCGGCTCTTCCCGGGTCAGGAGGTGGAACTTCCTGAAAACGCCGAAGTGGTTAAGACTTATGAGGGGCTTGGCTACCTTGAGCCTTTACCAGAAGTAAAACAGAAAACCACCAAGAAGGAGGTAAGCGATGCCAGCTAACTACCTTCACGGCGTTGAAACAATAGAAATAGTTAAAGGACCGATCCCAGTTCGAGAAGTAAAATCTGCGGTCATCTTTCTGGTTGGGACTGCCCCCGTGCATCTAACTAAGCCCGCTGATGTTTCAGAAACAGACTGGTATGCCCAGACGATTAACAACCCCGTTTTAGTCCTAAGGCGTGAAGACGGCATAACCTATTTTGGCGATGCCACACCGGGCTACACCATCCCTTATGCCCTTGACGCAATCTTTGACCATGGGGGCTCAACAATTATCGTCGTTAATGTCTTTGACCCAAGAGTGCATAAAGATGCAAGCGGGAAGCCTGACCCCTCAGCGGTCACCCAAGCTGATATCATCGGCACTTATGATGCTACAACAGGGAAGAGGACAGGATTAAAGATAATTGACGAGCTATACAGCCGTTTTGGCTTCACTGCAAAGCTAATACTCTGCCCGGTATATTGCGAGTCGCCGGGTGTTATGGCAGAGATGATAGCCCTCTGCGAAACACACAGGGCTTTAGCCCTAATTGACGCCCCGGCAGGCTTGACAGTCCAGCAAGTCATCAATGCTCGTGGGGCTGGTGGTCAGCTCAACACTTCGGCTTACAGGGCAGTTATTTGCTACCCTCACCTTAAAGTCTACGACACCGCAACCAACACCGAACGCCTTGAACCTTTTAGCCAGCGCTTAGCTGGAGTTATAGCTAAAGTAGACCACGAAGAGGGCTACTGGTATTCCCCATCCAACCATGAAATACTCGGCATCATCGGAGTAGAGCGCCCCATCACCTGCGCCATAAACGACCCAAACACTGAAGCCAACATCTTAAACGAAAACGGAATAGTCACAGTCTTTAACAGCTTTGGGACAGGCTACCGAGTTTGGGGCAACCGCTCCGCCGCTTGGCCAACCAAGTCCGACCCCAAAAACTTCATCTCCGTCCGGAGGACTGCAGACATCATCGCCGAGTCTATTGAGTATGCGACCTTGCAATTTTTAGACAAGCCTATAACAGTTGCTATAGATGGTGTGCTTAGCATGGTCAACGCCTTTATTCGAACCCTTATCGGCAGAGGTGCCCTCGTTGACGGAAAATGCTACTTCCTAAAGGACAAAAACCCCGAAACCGAGCTTGCAAATGGCCACCTCACTTTCACTTACGAAATCATGCCACCAACCCCAGCGGAACGCATAACATTTGAACAGGTAATAAACATCGAACTCCTCAAAAAACTAATAGGAGGTTAGAGATATGCCTGTCGAAATCAGCAAGGTTTTTAACGCCAGAGTTTACATAGACGGCACGGACTTCATAGCCAAAGCCGAAGAAGTAGACCTTCCAAAGGTCAAGTTCAAGTTTGCCGATGCTAAAGCTCTCGGGCTTTACGGAGAGATGGAGCTCCCAAGCGGGCTTGATAAGCTTGAAGCAAAGATCAAGTTTAACAGCATCTACAGCGATTTTATCGCTCTCGCCTCAAACCCATTCGTTCTGAGAACTATCATCATTCGTGCCTCAAAACAAGACTGGGACCAAAGAGGAGTAGCCCGGGAAGTCCCCATTAAAGCTGAGATGCGGGGCTTTTTCAAAGAGTTCGACAGCGGAAAGTTTAAAGCCAGAGACGCCGCCGAAGCCGAAGCCACCATCTCCGTCCTATACTACAAGCTTGAGGTTGACGGCAAGGATGTTGTTGAGGTGGATGTGATGAACAATATCTACAAAGTAGAAGGACAAGACATTCTGCAAGCCTACAAAGCTAACATCGGAGGTTAAACATGCATGAGAAAGACAAAGCATTCCTAAAAGAGTTCATCCTCCCAAGCGGCAAAATCGCCCGTATTAAAGAAGGCAAAGGCAAAGACTTGTTCTGGGCTCTATCAAACTCAACCGGGCAAAACGACATTATAAAACTTTTGATAGTTAGGCTTACAGAACTTGACGGAAAACCCATTACCGAAGACGACCTTGAAGACCTCCCCCTTGCTGATGTCATGGCTCTTATGCGAGAATTTTCAGAGGTCTATTCCCCTTTCCCAGCGGAGAAGCAATCTTAGCCATGATTAAACACGGCTTTTCTTATACCGACTTAGCTAACATGCCTTATACCGAGCTAAAATTCTGGATAAAGAAACTTTCTGAATTCTACGAAGAGCAGGCTAACCTTTTGGAATATGCTTGAGCCTTTCTTCAAGGAGCTTTTTGAGCCTTCGCCTTTCCTTCCAACGGGCAATATAAAAGCTTATGAGCGGGATAAAAATTCTTCCAGCAAGCCACACGATGAACACCACAAAACCAATGGGAAGCAGTAAAAGAAAAAGCCACCAGAGGTAGTAGGCTATTAATATGTATAAAACAGCTATTAAAATCGGAGGCATGCTTAGAGTATAGACATGGATTTCTCGATTGCAATAGGCTTACAGCTGATAGATAATTTTTCCCGACAACTTTTTGACCTGAAAGAGGGAGTCTCCCGTTTCAACCAAGAACTAAACCAGACCCAGAGTAAACTTCAGTCCTTCAGAGAAACCCTTAAAAAAGCCTTTGACCCGGGAGTTATTTGGAGTGCGTCGGAGAAATTAGAGGATTTCACTTTAAGGATGGCTCAAGCCACAGCCTTGCCCTTAGCTGCACTTTCTAAAACCTTAGACGCTTACAAAGACTTTGAGTTGGCTCAAGCGGAGATGGAAGTAGCCCTCATGACCAAAGAGGGCTTGCCACCTGCCGAGAAGATTAAAGAATTGAACAAACAAGTTGAAGAATTGGGAGTAAAACTCCCCGGATCTACTGCAGAATTCTATCGTGTGGTTACTGCCCTCAAAGCCGCTGGCATGGATATAGACAAGATCCTTAGCGGTGGGTTAAAGGCGGCGTCTTATCTGTGGGTTCTCTTCAAGGAGGAGGCTAACCCGAGGGAAGTGGCGGAGATGGTGCAAAATTTTGCCAATGCTTTTAAGATAGCCGGGCAGGACTTTGAAATCTTCGCAGACCAAATCCAAAGATTGAAGTTTGCAAGCGGTCTAACGCTAACACAGATTGCTTATGCGACTAAATATTTCTCCGCAGAACTTAACCAGCTTGGTGTTACTGGTATTAGGTCTACTAAAATTATGCTTGCTTGGATCGGAACCCTCAAGCAGTTTGGCGTGGCTGGTGAGACCGCTGGCACAAGCATTCGCTCCGTCCTTCAGAGAATTCCTGAGTTAGATAAGCACCTTGAAAAGCTACGCAAAGAGGGGATTGACATAAACCTCAACCTGAAAGATTTCTACGACGAGAAGGGCGCCTTCAAGCTGGAAGAATTCCTGATGGCTGTTAGGAAGGGAATCTCCGCCATTCAGGACCCACTCGCAAGGATGCGGGCTTTAAGGGAACTCTTTGATATGGAGGGTATGAGGGCTATGGCTCCGCTCCTTGCTGCAACGAAGGAAGAGGCGTTAATGTATCTTGAAGAGATCAAAAAGAGCATTGAAGCAACCCACGACCCAAAGAAAATCGCTGAATTCCGAGAACAATACGAACAACTAAAGAAGCAGATTGAAGAGGGAGGCTTTTCAGGGCTTGAAAAGATGACTAAAGAACTTGACAACCAAGCAAGCCTTCAGCAAAGGTTAGACCGTTTGATGAACACATACGCAAACGTGCTTGAGTCAATAGAAGGCACGTTTGTTACTCTGTTATCCACAATTGGATCTCTTGTCGCCCCCACTTTGATAGCCATAATTAACCCTTTGAACGAGTTCTTAGGCAAGCTTTCTGATTTCATAGAGGAGAACAGGACGGTGGCACGGGTTCTTACGCTTACGGTTGGCGGGTTTGTTAGCTTTCTTGCAATAATGGGCACAGTCAGCTTGGCTGTTGCTTCTTTTATGAAGCTTTTTGCCCTGGCGTTTGCCCCTGTTAAGTGGTTAATGTCTATAAACTTAATTAGAAACCTTACTTCAGCACTCTGGCAGAACACAATAGCTTTTGTTAAATGGATGATTACGGGACAGGCAGGCACCGGATGGTTAAAAACCTTTGACTCATGGCTATTAAAATTGAGGCTTGCTTTGCTTCAATATACTTCCGCCCTCTGGTCAAACATAAAAGCTTTAGCAGTTTGGGTAGCTCAACACAGCAAGATAGCTTTTACTAAACTAATCTCACTTCTCAGAGCTGTAATTCTTGCGGTTAGATCCTTTAGCATCACCCTGCTTACCTCTCCCATAGGCTGGATTGCCCTTGCTGTAGGCGTCCTGATTGGTGCTGGTTATCTCCTTTGGAAACACTGGAACACGGTCAGCAGGTGGCTTGCTAAAGCTTGGGAATGGCTTAAATCGTCTTGGCTAAAGGTCCTTGAGGTTCTTATAAACATTAATCCGATCTTTTCCCTCTTCAAAGCACTAAACAAGCTTGTCCAGTATGTGTTTGGTATAGACCTCTTTACCGCTGGTAAAAAGATCGTGGAAAGCTTATGGAAAGGCATTGAAGCCCTTGCCACCAAGCCCGTTGAGGCTATGAAGGGCATTGTGCAGAAGATAAGAAACCTTCTTCCTTTCAGCCCAGCTAAGGAGGGACCACTAAGAGACATCCACCGAATCAAACTTATTGAGACTATCGCATCAAGCCTTAGTCCTGACCCTCTCCTTACTCGTATGAAAGACATCGCAATCAAAGCCTCCCAGTTTGCCCTTACCTCTCCCATATCAACAATGTTAAGACCTGCCTTAGCAGGAAGCACAGGGCACACCACGATCACTGTTAACATCGGTCCTATTCAAATCTCTGGAGCAGAAGGAAGCAAAGTAGCTCAATCTATCGCAAACGACCTTGAACGAGAAATTAGAAGAGTGCTTGCTAAGATCGCTAATGAACGCAACCGCCGAAGCTATTAAATCCGAACGCCCCTTTCAATCCGAACGTCTCAATTTATTCCCAAAAAACCGAACGAATTTGTCTCAAAAACCGAACACTGCAAAATTTCAAA